CTAGACGGTCTTCAACTGTTCAGCGCGCAGCTCGCCAATCGCGTCCGCCACATCGTCCAATCGTTCCGGCCAGAGAGCCGTGTATGTGTTCAGCGTGATGCTGGGTGAGGAGTGGCCGAGCTGCATCTGTAGTGTCTTCACGTCCGCGCCTTGAGCAATTGCAAAGCTCGCATAGCTATGCCTCAAACTATGGATGGTCACGCCCTCGTCCTCCATGCCGGCCAGTCGGACGGCCTTTCGCCAGACACGCGTCCGCCACGTGTTCGTCCACAGGTTCCCGCCTCTTGCCGCGCGGAACAGCCAGTCGTCGTCGCCCATGCCCTCCATCTGCCGTTCGATGGACGGTATGAGGAATCTGGGTATGGCGATGCTGCGCGGTTTGCCGTTCTTCGGCGTGCCCAGCACAAGTCTGCCTTTGCCGTCGTCGGTCCAAGTGCGGCGGATGCGCGCCCTGCGTGATTCCACATCCACGTCGCCGCATTTGAGTGCCAGCGTCTCGCCAATGCGGGCACCGGTGTATGCCTGCCAGCGGACGATCAGCCCGTCTACCGGCCGTCCTGCCCGTTCGGCCATGCCGGCCAGCAACTCCACCTCCTCGACGGTAAGGAACACCATGTCGTCATCGGATTGCGTGATGCGCGGCACGGTGACCTTTTCAATGGGGTTCTCTCCGATCCAGCCGTGCTCCAAGGCGAATTCCATGACACCGCCCATGACGACCTTGACGATGTTGCGGATGCTGCGTGGACTCAATGGCTTCGATTCGCGATCGTCCTGCAGTTCGGCGGGATACCCGCCTTCGGTGAGCTGCGTGACCCACTGTTGCAGTTCGTCGCGTTGGATTTCCCTCAGTGTGCGATCGCCCCACTTGGGGTTGATATAAACGCGCAATTCGCGGCGGTATCTGCCCAAAGTGCCCTGTTTGATATCCATCTTGCCGTCCGTCCATTCAGAGGCAACGTCCCGGAAGATGCGTAGTTCCTGCTGCGGGTCGCGGTATTTGCCGCGTCTGATGTCGTCCTCGATGGCCGCTGCGTATTCCTCAGCGTCACGGAGCTTGGCGAAGTTCCGTGATTTCTGGACGCGTTTGCCGTCTCGAAGCGTGTACCAGCGGCATCTCCACCGTGAGCCTTGGCCGTACAGCGCGGACCGCCATTTGTCGGGCACATTGGCTTTCATCGGATCCTTCGCATTGGCCAGCGACTGTTTCGCGGCCCTGCTGGGCGGGCTGCCGTCCTCGTCGTTTTTGAGCCATCTGTCGTCTACGAACGCTCTGGCCATGGTTGTCTCTTTCCGAGGATCCGCGCTACACTGTGCGTGGAACCTCATTTTGGTGAAAACGGAAATGCTGATTGTTGGTTCCTTGGGTTCCGTCCGACTGTGTTCGGGCGGAACCCTTTTTGTTTCCCGTCGCGGTATGTGGACGCTGAGCTTCTTTTATTGCATGCACACGCCGGAATCATGAAGCAGCTGCCGGTAGTCCATCAGCACCTGCACCGTCACACCCAATTCGACCGCCATCGGCCACGCCGCGCCCTCATAAATCTCCTCGGCCATGCCGTAATCCACCGGACTGATCAACGCCAGCGCGGTCTCCCTACGGCAACGGCGCTCGCACTTCAACCCATACTGCGTGCCGCATCCCGAATCGTGGTGTTTCGCGTGGATGAGCTCATGGCAGAGGGTGCAGCGGCGCTGGAATCCGGCCAGTCGTTCGTCGAGGATGATGAGGCGGAGCGGGGCGTAGTAGATCCCGCACCTGTCTCCGGCCAGCCGACGTTCCTCCACGCGCACTCCCAAAGTCTTCGCCCAGGACGTCAATGTGGCGTCGTTCACCGTCCAGTTCCGTCCAATCCCTTGGCGAACCTGTCGAAATCGCTTTCTCGTGCCGCATCCCACTTGTGGAACTCGTCGAGGGCCTTGCGTCTCATCTGCTCGTGTCCACGGTTGCCTTTGCCTTCCAGCAACGGCATGCTTGTCTCCTTCCGATTCCACAACCATCTTGTTGACGTCAACAAAATGGTCTGTTGTTGATGTTTCCAACGGTTTTGAACTATTCGGTTATTTCTAATAGTTCAATCCGCGTATGACGCGCGCAGACCCAGTTCCTTGGAGCTCCCGCCTTGAGCGGCTTGCTGAGCCTATCGCTCACTGCTTGGCGGTCTTCACCACTGTGGTGGTGCCCATCGCGGTGGTCTCCCAGCTGACGCCGTCCGCCTTGGTGTAGGTGAAGTCCTTGGTGGCGTCCTGCGAGCCGAGCAGGGACGCCTGCATCGCCGCGGTGTCTCCCTGGCTCGTCCACTTCCAGTCGCCGGCCTTGTCCGGCGCATTGTAGGAGCCCTTCCAGTACAGGCTCTTCGTATCGCCGTTGTCGCTGACCCACTGGACGGTGATCGTGTCGGCCGTGATCTCGGCCTCCATCCAGGAATCCGTGCTGCCGGAGTTGGTCTGCTTCCACGTGCCGGTCAGATCCGCAGGCTGTTCTACCGGCTTCTTCTCTGCCGGCTTCTTCGTCGTCTGCGATTGGCTCGTGCTGCCGGCGTCGGCGGTTTTGGCGTCACTGGCGTTGCCGCATGCGCCAAGCCCGAGAATGAGCAGACCGGCAACGGCCGTTGCGATTGTCTTCCTGTACATGGTTTCCTTCTTTCCTTGGTTGATTTGCGTTAAAAATTCAATCTCTTGGCGTTTCCGCTTCGAGTGTCTTGTTCGGATCGTCGTTGGCAGCCACGCCGAAATCCTCCGGACGGGAAGCGATACGATCCACCAGGTCATCCGTGACCTGGAACTCGCGCTCGCGGGCCTCGTAGGCGCGGGCGGCCTCAATGATGTCTCGCAACACAGCGACCGGGTCTGCCTCGCATGCTTGGCAAAGCAGAAGGAACTCCGATAGCTTAATCGGCGCTTTTCTGCCCTTTTCAATATCGCTGATTCTGACATGACTGACGGCGTTGTTCATCATCTCAGAGATGGTCCGATATGAATATCCAGAATCGGCAATGATTTTCGCAGCTGCCTGCTGTGAGGCGTAATCAAACGCCGTCCATTCGTACTTCGTAGCCATGTGCACAACGTTAGCACATGTTGACACGCCGCACTTGCGTAAGTTGTAAGCACGAGCTAACATCAGTCTCATCACGTAAGCACGTGCTTACAGATGGAGGTGAAAACAGATGACGATCGACAAGAAAGTTGACTGCATCAAGCTTGCAAAAGCGGTTGTTAGACAGACCAGGAATGACGTTTTGATTAGCAAAACACAGATGACTGATGTTGCCGCCCGCTGCAATCGAAATCGGACAACTGTCAGCAGGGCTCTTGATGCGGAGGACATGACGTTGAGCATGTGGTTTGCCTCGGTCTCCGAGAGTGAGATTGATCCACTGCAGCTCATCAACGAAAAGATTCAAGAGCAGTCGGCGCTCGCCGATGCGCTGGAAAACGCGACAGCCAACAATGCCAACAGCAAGGAGGAGAACTGAAATGAACACGTCGTTCGATATCACCGACATCGACTGCGCGCCCAAAGAACTCGAAGACGCTCTGGGCGTGAGCGGGAGAACGCTCTTCGATCCCAGTGAGCATCCGATCCATGTGGACATATGGGACGGCAAGGCATACGTGACCTTGGCTGAAATGATCGAGCTCGAAGGCGACGCACTGCGCCGCTTCCTGGCTATCGTCTTTCCGGCATCGCCATCGGCAGGTCCATACGTTCCGTCGCCTGCGGGGAATCGAGCCAACTGATGATGACATTATCCGCTCGCCCAAGAACGGCGGCGACGAACTCGAACTTGCGCGACGACCCCTTTGCCATGTCGCCCAACACAACCGGTTCGCACCCATCGGCCTCCAAGCGCACGTCATACGCGTCGAACGTGTTGCGGTTCCTGATCACGAACATGACGTTGTTCGGGCTCGGACTTGGATGCTCGATGACCCAGTCCGGAACGGACACCTTGCGTTCCAATAGATTGACCTGCCTATGCAGCGAATCCGAAGAGTCCCGCATGGCGTCCAGTTGCTCCGAGAACAGCGAGAGACGTCTTTCGAACCTTTCCGTATCGGTCCTCCCACTATTCGCGGCCCTTCTCCCGGTGATGACCCAACCGGCGACGGATACGCCGATAGTCACCACCCATCCAGCGATGGTCACCCATAACCCATTCATCGATTCTTCTCCTAACTGTTCGGCCCGCACGTCGCAAATGCGGGATGACACCGATTCTAGGAGAGGGCCGGGCGGTTCTCCTAACGCCGCCCGGCATCACACACGCAAAGGAGGCGCGTGATGGATGACAAAGAGGTGTTCGCCGCATTGGCGGCGGCGTTGAAGCCGATGAACACAACGAAGGACATCGCGGACAACTGCGGCATCAAGGAAGGCACCCTGGCGTACTGGCGTAGCGCGGGCATCGGCCCGAAGTTCGTGAAGGTGGGACGAATCGTCATGTATCCGAAGGAGCAGATGATCGCCTATTTCGCGCAACACCTGTACCAGTGCACGGCCGAATACGAGGAAGAGGTGGGTGCGCGATGACCGACAACGACTGGCGTACCGATACCCCGTGGCCTGATCCATGGGAAGAAAAGGAGGACAAATGAGCGACATCCGCAAAGCCTGCGTCGAAGCAATATTCAGGGGATTTGAGGACGAGGGCGACGCCATCCGTCCGGCCTATGCCGACGGGTGGGACGACATCGAAGCAAGGCGTTCGCTCGGTCACATCGTCGGATACATCGACCTCGACGTGGCCGGCCTCGTGGACATCGTCATCGACACCATCAACAAGGAGCTGTGATGGAATCAATGCCTCTGGCTGTTGGTCAGGCACTGCTCGACTTCGTCGTTGCGACTGGCGCCGTGCTCCGTAGTGTAAGCGACGTGGACCGTCACACGACAGGATCCACGTCCGAAGTAGGTGAAGCCGGGTTGGGCGTTCAGACGGTCGATGCCGGCCTGGTCTTCGAATATCTGCTTGGAGAAGAACTCGCTTTCGAGCGCGACCTCTCCGAACGGCGCAACCTCGTCGACGTGCCGTTGCGCAACGGTCTGGTCTTTGAAACGGACGAACACGGACACGTCTCGTGCTATGTCGGGGCAATCGTTGACAAGGAAGACGGTCGAGGTTTCTCCATCGTATTCGACCCGCCACTTGTGGACCGTCTGGTCGGCGGTGACGGACAACGCCCGCTGGCTGATCGAGTTCGCGTCTGCAGCTATCTCGTTCGCCTTTCCTGCAAGGCGGTTGGCCTGCTCGGCGGCATGCTTCGATTCGACGGCGATCCGGTTGGCTTCCTCAGCCGAGCCGTTCGCCTGCTCCGAGAGCTTGTTGCCATGGCGCGCCTGGAACAAGGCGACACATCCGGAGACACCGCCAACCAATCCCGTGACGGCGCCAACGACGCCGGTGACCGCATTGATGTCCATTCCATCGATTCTACGGCCGGAGGCGAACGATGAAGGTTCTTGCCCTCGTCATCCTGCACCAGCTGCTGTTCGCGGTGTGGCTGCTGGCCATGTGGGTGCTGTACTGCACGCCGGCCTGCACGCACCCGATCGAACACCTCATCGCCATGCCGTTCGCGGTGCTCATCCCCACGGCCGTCATCATGCGCCGCCTGTTCTCCGACCCACGCTTCATCCGATGGGTGGACGAACTCGAGCGATGAAAGACCTGGGCGGCTCCTCACACATTGCGGCATGGACGTGGTTCGTCATGCGCGGCCATGCCTGAACCGCCCGCGCGTCAAGGAAAAGACGTTAAAACCAGCCGGACGGGTCATCTTCTCTCTTCTCCTCCCGCCCGGCCCTCGCCGGGGCCCGCGAACGGATGCGGGCGCCATGGATCGGCGTGTTCAGGTCACGCCGGCGGATGGATGCGCGGTTCGAATCCGCGCCCCGGCACGACATCAATCCAAAGGAGGCAAACGTTGCCAAGCAAAACACCAAGCAGACCGGAAGGCGAGAAGTGGTTCGAATGGCCACTCACACCCGCCAGCGTCGGCATGACGGCCGCCGAACTGATCGGCGAACTGTACGAGACCATCAGCGCGCTCAACCGCGACCGGGGCTGGAACCTCACCATGGTCGCGCCGGCGCGCTTCGGCGAGATCGTCATCGACCGCGAGGCCGGATGCCTGCGCGCGAAATGCGCGTGGAAGGCCAAGGATCCCAGCCAACTCGGCCCGGAACCGGCCGGATACGTGAGAGGGGAGTGACATGGCCATCGGCGAGACCGTCATCACCATCGTCGGCAACCTCACCGCGGATCCGGAACTGAGAACCACCGGCCAGGGCGCGCAGGTCGCCAGCTTCACCATCGCAAACACCGCGCGCGTCTATAACAAGCAGACCGGCCAGTACGAGGATGGGGCGGCGCTGTTCATGCGCTGCTCGGCATGGCGTGACATGGCCTCGCATTGCGCGCAGAGCCTTGCGAAGGGCATGCGCGTAATCGCGCAGGGACGCCTCCAACAGCATTCCTACCAGGCGCAGGACGGCACCAACAGAACCGTCATGGAACTGCAGGTTGACGAGATCGGCCCGAGCCTGCGCTACGCCACCGCGCAGGTCAGCCGCATCAGCCGACAGCCGCAAGGTCCCGTCTACGGCAATCCCGCCGCGCAGACGCCGACCGTCAACACCGGCGCCGGTGGCTGGAGCCAACGGCCGCAACAGTCGGCGCAGACACAGCAACCCGCCCAGCCGCCGGCCGATGATCCGTGGGGCGCGCCGGCGTCCGACCAATCGTCATTTGGGGACTTCGGCAAACCGGATCAGGAACCGGAATTCTAAAGGAGGAAGCAATGAAAGCCAGCGAACAACAGGCGCTCATCCCGCAGGAAGCCACGCCAGACACGCTCATCGACCTCATCGGCAAGACCCAGCAGGTCACCAAAGCCGCGGCCGTCGTGCTCAAGGCATGCCGCACCGTCATGGACACCAAAAACAAGCAGGAGCACATCGACAAGTGGGGCGGCATCCACGCCATCACCGAAGCCGTGTACGACTGCGCGGACCTCGCTCAGCGCATCCTCGACGCCGGCCTGGCCATGGAGAACATGTGCGCGAAGCCGGCCACGTCACGGCAGATGATCCTCATCGACGACCTGCGCCGCAGTCTCGACATGGACGATGGCGACGTGGAGGCGACCGTCGATCCGGACACCGGCGAGATCGACTGAACCACAGGAAGGAGAAGAAGAGATGTGGTTCATCATCGACGACCAGATGGCCGACGACAGGCGCATCCGCCGCCTGCCGCTCGCCACCGTGGGCCTGTGGGTCAAACTCTGCGTCATCCACTCCAAAGGCGTTTCGATGCAGGCCAAGGACCCGGCCGCGTATCCAGGCCACTTCGACAAGCTTGATCTCAAGGACGCCGGCGGCACCATGAAACAGCTGCAGCAGCTCATCGACTCCGGGCTTATGGAGGAGCACGACGGCGGATGGCGTCCGGTCTACGCGGAAGGCATCTGCAGGGAGCCGCGAGTGTTGACCGAAGAGCAACGCGAGGCGCGCAGAAAGGCCGGAAGCAAGGGAGGACGCCGCAAGGCGGCCAACCAGAAAGCCAAGCAAACGTCTGGCGACTTGCCAGAAAACAGCCAAGCAAACGGAGAGCAAAACAGTAGCGAGACAGGTAGCAAACCGTCTAGCAAGTTGCTAGAGGACAGCCAAGCAAAAACATGGCATAAAACCGATACCGATACCGATATACCCTCTCCGACCCCTCCCGCTGGCAAACCGAAGCAACCCGCCACGCCGGAATCCGGCTTCGACCATTTCGCCGAAGCCTATCCCGGATCCGTCGGCGCGAAAGGCCGCAAGACCGAAGCCGAAGCCAGAGCCCTGTACGCGGCCATCGCCGGAAACCCCGTCGAGCTCACCCGCCTCCAAACCGCGCTCCGCCGCTACAAGCACGCCGTCAACGACGGCCAAATCCGCACCGGCCACATCCCACGGCTCAACACATGGCTCCGCGACCAGTGGGAGACATGGGCGCCGGAACCCATCACACCCACGCGGCAGCACAAGCACACCTGGAACTGCGAACACGTCCACCAGCTCATGGATCCACACGAGGACGAATACGACCACACCGGAAGCCTCCGCAACGGCAACCCAAGCGAATGGTGGAAGGCATGCCAGGCGTGCGCAGACGAACTCAACAACCAAGAAACCAGCAAGGAGAAGCAATGAGCAACTACCAAAGCAACGAAATCAAACTCATCAACACCAGCCTCATCGACCCCCACCCGGACAATCCACGAAAGCAGATCGGCGACGTGACCGACCTCGCGGCCAGCATCAAAGCCAACGGCCTGCTCTCGCCGCTCTCCGTCGTACCCAACGGCGAGCGCTATCGTGTCATCGCCGGCCATCGTCGTCTCGCCGCATGCAAGCAGGCCGGCACCGGAGCCGTGCCGTGTTTCGTGCTTGACTTAGACCCGTTGCAGCAGTTGGAGGCCATGGTCACCGAAAACTGCCAGCGCGAACAGCTCACCGTCCTCGAGGAGGCCGACGCCATCCAGGGCATGCTCGACCTCGGAGCCACCACCGCCGCCGTCGCGCACAGGCTCGGCCGAAGCGCCGACTATGTGCGTGACAGAGCGAGAGCGGCGAGCATCAAGGCGGACGTCAGGAAGACACGCGACGACTTCGACCAGCTCACCATCGGTCAACTCATGGCCATCGCACGATACGACGGCCAGCCGGACCGTCAGGAACGCCTCGCGCACGCCGCGGGGACCTCGAACTTCGACTACATCCTCCACAACATCGAAGTGGAAGATCGCCGGAGCCAGTGGTTCGCCGATGTCTCCGCGCTCCTCGCCACCGGCACCACCGGTCTCAACGTCATCGAGGATCCCGGAGAGACCTTCTCGGATTCCGAATGGCGATACTCCGGCTGCATCTTCCCCGCCGCGGGCACTCCGGAAGAAACCATCGAAGAGCTCCGCAAGCAGAATCCAGACGCGGTCTCCGTCCATGAAGCGACGCAGACGATATACCTCTGGGATCGTCGTGATGCGGCCGCCGAAGCCGAAAAGGAAGCCCAGCGAGCCGCCGAACAGGCCGAACGCGACGCCCGACAGCACGTGCTCGAGGAATACGCCGCCACGACGGCTGACAAGCGCATGGCATGGCTCCACGGCCATCTCCATGCCATCAAGCGCGCCAAGCTCATCGAGACCACGGCAAGGCTCGGACTCCTGCAGACAATTGACCCGGACCCGACCGGCTTCACCAAAGACCTACACACCTGGAACGACGCCGCATGCGCCCGGGAACAGTTCGCCGCCATCGCCGGCATCAAACCGGAACAGGCGCTCGCGGAACTCCACACGCACCTCGACTCACCGGACTGGCCGACATACGCGGTCATGATCCTCACCGCCAGAATCGAATGGTTCATCAGCCCAAATGACTGGGACTGGAGTGGCGACGACAACGTCAGCCGCCGCATCCCCGGCTATTACCTGATCCTCCAAGACCTCGGCTATGAGCCATCCGACGACGAGACCGAACACCTCGACCAGCTTGTTGCCGCCATCACGGAAGAAGACGAGGAGGAAGACGAATGACCAAGGAACAGATCAACAGACTCGCCCAACTCATCACCGACACCGCGGAAACCGCGGCGAACATCGAACTCCAGGCGCTCGCCGGCGGCAAGGCCGATAACGGCATCGCCGCGATGGCCTCCGGACTAAGAACGAACTGCACTTCATGTCTGGTGCTGGTCAACGGCCTGATGCAGGAAGGAGCGCGTTGTGAGTGAGTTCGAGGACTCGAAGCGCATCGCTTTGGAACGCCAGGGTTGGCATTGCCTGCGCTGCGGGGCGAACATCCACGATCCGTCACGATGGCCTGGACGTTCCGGCCATCATCGGCAGTTGCGGCGGGCGGCGGATCCGGATGTGAGGCACAGTCCGGCCAACATCGTCGAGTTGTGCGGTTCGGGCACGACCGGCTGCCATGGGTGGGTCCATCAGCATGTGAAGGAGGCCGAACGCCTCGGGCTGATAGTCCCGTTCGGCAGTGATCCGCGCACCACCCCGGTGCGCGACTGGCAGGGGATATGGCTCCGCCTCAACCAGGATGGCACCGCGACCCGTCTGACAGCCATGGAGGTTACCACACTCGACATCGATGGGAGGGAAACGGAATGACCATTGACAAGCCCGACATGCTGCTGTGGATGGACGTGGAGACCACGGGGCTCGACCCGGACCATGACAGGATCCTCGAGGTGGAACTGCGTTGCACCGACATGAAAGGCGTGCTGTGCGTCGGCGGTTTCCACCGCGTCATCGGATTGGCGGGACGAAATGTCTCCATTACCGATGAGAACTTCAAGGCATGGCGCATGCACTGCGCCAACGGACTGCTCGAGGACGCATTCGATGCCGGATATACGGAAGCGGCGACGGCGAACGGACTAGAGGAATATGTCGACAGCCTCGCGCAATCGTTCACCCTCCATCCGGCAGGCATCAACCCGCAGTTCGACCTCGACTTCATCGGCCGGCTCTGCCCGAACCTGCCGTTGCACTACCACCGCATCGATATGGCCACCATCCGCGACAGTCTCGAAGCCGCCGGCTGGGACGTGAAACCGGAAGAGGAGACGCCTATAACCAGCGCCCACCGCACCGGCACATGCCTCGACCGTGACATCCGCCAATACGCGCGCATCATCCGCCACCTCTCCGCCCATCCGGTCCGATACGTCGCCACGAAAGCAGCAAGGTGATGGACATCGCAGCAGTGATCCTCCTATGCGCCGCCATCCTGATCGGCTGGATGGCCAACAGGCCATGAACCGTACCAACAATGAAAGGAACCTCGGAATGAAACAGACCATCAACCACATCTCCAACCGCGTCGGCGACTGGTTCGCCACGCTGTTCACCCTCACCGCGCTGCTGCTCGTGCCGCACGCCATCGTCCGGCTGATCATCGGCTACGGCCTCCACCACTGGATCCCCATCCAATGGCTCGCCCTGCACGCCATGCTCATCATCCTCACCCTCTGCGTCGCGCTCGCCGCCTACATCATTGCGGACCGTACCGCGCCGGAACCGCCGGAAACATACTGAAAGGAGCCATCATGGCAGACCAGGAGACCATACCGATCGGTCTGGAGACGCAGAACAAGGTGGCCGAGGCCATCTACCTGCGCTGGCATCGCAACGGCCACCGCCATCCACGTCCATGGAACGAGATGCCCATGGAGGGCAAGGAGCCATGGAGGCGCGTGGCCAAGGACGCCATCAGCACGTTCTTCGCCTCTCCCGAGTTCCAGACGCTGCTCGACGGTGCGTACGACGAAGGCTACGACGCGGCCGGAAAGGACGCCCAAGGCGGAAACGAAGGCGAGGAGCCGCGGTGAGCGTCAACGTCCCGCTGCATAAATGGCGGTCGGCCGATCCGGTCATCCTGATCGGCCGCCGCTGCATCGCTCGCACCGACGGCGATGTCGTGATCGACGGGCGTCTCGAACTCTTCCGCCGTCCGGACGGCACCGCCAGCCTCCGCTTCCAAGGCATCGGAAACGACATCATCGACCATGATCCGAACACATGTTTCAACAGCATGAGCGACGGCATAAGAAGCCTCGCCATCTACGGAAAGGAATGAAATGCACATCGTCAGAATCGCCACCAACCCACGCAAATGGGGCGAGACGCACCCTGCCCGGCATGCCGCAAGTCCCGGCCGCTCATCCTGACCCTCGGCGCCATCTACAAACTCCGCACACGCAAACCGGTCAACACCATCTACGGCTGCATCTGCCCCAACTGCCGGCACAAATGCATCCTCCACGTCGACGGCAGAAGCCTCAACAAAGCCATCCGCCTCTGGAACCACCACGCCAGCCACCATCAAAGGAACGAACAATGAGAAACACCATATGCGCCGCCCTCACCGCCACCACACTCGCCCTCTGCACCGCGCTCGCGGGCTGCGGGAGCGCGGCCAAACCATCGACCACGGCGCACGCCGCCGACACGGGCGTCATATGCTCCGCCTCGCAAAGCGGCATCAGGGTCTGCACCGTCACATTATCCGACACACGGCAGGTCGACTGCGTCATCACGGCCGGCACCTACGGCAAAAGCGGAGTCACATGCGACTGGAGCCATGTGAGCGGCGCGGACAAGGAACCACGATGAAAATCAGAATCCAGGACGGCGCCATATACATCGCGCCGGAAGACGACAAGGAAAAGAGACAGCAATGAGCAACACGGACGCAGACACCGCCATCAGCGCGCTCGACAAACTCATCGACCAGGAACTCGCGGCAGTGCGCGCCGCATCCCGCGACGGCAACCGGCCGCTCTATGAGATTTCGTCGACCCGGTATCATGCCTACCTCACCGCCAAGGATGAGATCACAAAGGCGCTCGCCGATGCCGTGGAGGAAAGGGATGCGGAGAATCCGTTCCTGCCGCAGCGTGACGAGCTGGTCACGCAGGATATGCACACCTGCGATTTGTGCGGCCGGTGGTGCTCGAGTCCCGTCTATAGCGTGTGCCTGTGTTACGCCGACCAGGCCAAGGTGGCGGGAGAGGTGTGCGCCGACTGCATGTGGCGTCTCAGATTCCATCCGGTAAAAATCATTTCGCTGAATGCCTACCGTCTTTTTGAGCGGCGGCGCCTGTCCCAATCGGAGGCTGACGAATGAAAACCCAGACACAGCATCCGGCACAGCATCCGGAAAACCAACTCGCAGCCAAAAGAAGAAACGAGAGGACGTTATGACCGGCGAAAGCCAGCTTGACTTCGAAACCAAATACCTTCAAGGCGAACCCATCCCGGTCTCCACAGACAAGACCATCACGCAGATCGCCTCCGACGCCTACGTGCAGGGCTTCATCGCAGGACGACTCAAACCACCGACCGAAATCGAAATAGACGCCGCCCTACGCTACCTCACCGACAACGCGCTTATAAGACAGGGCACCACCCACATAACAGTCAAATACGCGCTCGCCGACATGTGCCGGGAAATGAGATACGCCTTGACGAAAAGAACCACCAACTGAAAGGAAACACGAAAAATGAGTGATGAAACACTCGAACCGCCACTGCCGCCGATCGACGCGCGCACCGAAGCCGTCGCCGAACGCCTGTTCGGGCTCAAATGGGCGCTCCGCAAGGACTCCACCGAAATCATCCACGAGGAATGGCGGACCGCATCCAAATGGATCCGCGACGGATACCTGCGCCAAGCCATCGAAGTGCTCGCCGCAGCCGACCAAGCACAGACCGCGAGCGCCAAGGCCTCCGGCTACCAGGACCGCATGCGTGTCGAGTACCGGGAGTTGACCGTCCGCGCCGGCAGGCTCAGGGACATGCTGCAAAGGTATGCGGATGGCACGCTCGACTTCGAGCTTACCTGCCCGATCACTCTGTTAAGCAGGCAGCTTGATGTCATGGACGCATACGCCAATCTGCTCCGCCATAGAGCCAAGATCGAACACGTCAACCTCGAAAAACAGGACTCCGCCACCGAATAAACAAAGAACCCGACCTTCCGGCCGGGCTCTGGCATTACCACAAACCAGACTACCACGCCGGAGGGAATCGAACAAATGTACGAACCAACCAACGAATCCCAACCAACCACCACCAACACCACAACAAACACCAGCCAAACAACACCAGCGCTCGCCGGTGTGTGCCTCGTCTGCGGCGGAGGATGCGCTGTCGGCGACACCATGTGCGCGAGATGCGATGGGCTGATGCGTGGCTGGCTGCGGGAATATCCATCATGGTTGGATTCGCTACATGAGTTCCTGGACTCGACCGCGCATTACGGAGGCCGCCAGCCTGGACGCGTCAACCTTCCAGCCGCGCCGACGCCAATCAGATTGCCGGTGCTCGACCACATGCAGGCCATCGAGGATGCCGCGATCGCACTCTGGTGCCGGTTGTATGCTCCGCCTGCCATGCCTTGGGCTACCTGTGGCGTGCATCCGCCGCTGGTGGACATGCTGCGTGTCTGCGCCGGCAGTCCTCGACTGCGCCGCATGCCTGATATCGCCGACTTCTACCATGAGTGGGAGTCGATGGTTCGAAAGACGCTGGACATCATCGACGTGCCGACTGCGAAACATGGCATCGGAAGATGCCCGAACCCGCTGTGCGGAGTCGAATTGACAGCGGCGGTCGGCGCGGTAAGCGTTGCATGTCCCGTGTGTGGCAACACTTACCTTGTGGCGGATGTGCGGTTGGGGTTTCTGAGGGAATGCGTTCGGTCGGGACGCGCGTTCACGGCGGGGGAGTGCGCGGAGCTGCTGCGCGAATGCGGATTCCAGTGCAATGCGAACACGATTCGCTCATGGCGCAAGCGCGGCAGGCTCCAGCCGGTTGGTGAAAACGTGAAGGGGCAGCCGTTGTACAGGCTTTCCGATGTGCATGGACAGGTCGTGCGACGCGACTCGATTTGACAAAATCGAAAGTGCAACGCACAATTGTCAGTGGATTAGAGGGTTCAAACCGAAGACATGCGGTTTGAACCCTTTTCATATCCACCTTGGATTCTCCTAACTCCTTGGGTTGCGTAACACCGTCCTGTCCGAACGGCATATCGGACACGCTCCGCCCACTCCCGTCAGAGTGGACATACCCCAATGTGGCAGGCAAGCCAATCCCGTGCTTCCGTGATGCGGTGATGCTCAAATCCGCCTGCCGGTATGCCTTCGTAGGAATCAGTGGTAGATCGTACCGGCCGCGAGTCTTTATTGGATTCTCTTCCTTGTGGCCGCGTGTGGACGCGGGTTCGAATCCCGCCGAAGGCACCCATGAAACAAATCCGGGGTAGGGGTATTGACAATCCGGGAGGGGTATTCGCAGATGATGGGGAGCCCCTACAAGACACGGGAGTGTCCATATACGGGAGCCCCTATACCGGCATTCCAGCAAGCCAACGGCGAAGATAATCATTGATGCATCCATGACACCCCGGGGCTCATACATGCGGGGAGGCCACATGAGCAAGCGGCGCAACGAGCGTGTCAGCAACGGCTGGCGGCGCAGACAGCTCAGGGCAAGAGTCCTGGCCGCATACGACGTGTGCGCCATCTGTGGCAAGCCAGTCGACAAGACATTGAAGACACCACATCCGATGAGCGCCGAAGTCGACGAGCTCGTACCAGTCTCACGCGGCGGTGATCCATACAGCTTCACTAACTGCAGGCTCACGCACCGCAGATGCAACAGGTTCAAGAGCGACAAGACAGACGAACACGCACGAGCGCTGCTGGCCGGCAAGCAGACCATCGAACCAAGCTCGATGCCGTTCAAAACGTTCGGCATCTGACTCCGATACCAGGGCAGGGACCCCGGGTATGCCCCCTCCCGGTCGCCTCGGGTGCAGTGCCGATATCCCTCCCGGAATGCAAACGTCGGAAACAGGGAAACAACGAAAGGTCGGAAAGCGAGGGAAGCGCCGATGAAGTGCGAACTCTGCGGCAAGGAATTCCAGCCTTCCGGCCATGGGCGGCCTCAGAAGTACTGTTCCAAGTCCTGCCGCCAGAAAGCCGATTATCGTCGGAAAAAGAACAGGCCCGCACAGGACCGGAACAGTAAGCCGCCCGTCAAAGCCATGGAAACGAAACAGAAGCCGGAGCAGGATCTCGACCAGCGGAGTTTCGAGAGGATGATGGACGGCAGCATGCTGGACATGCTGCGCGCCAACCGCGGCCGACTGCAGAAGGCCATGGACGACACGTCCACACCGGCAAACGCACTGCCAGCGATCAGCCGCCAGCTCATCGACGTATGCGAACGCATCGAATCGCTCCAAGGCGGCGGTCTGACCGACCTGCTGGACGATGAGGAAGACGAGGTGACGGACGATGTCGGAGCGTCGATTGTCTGAAATCGCCAAGGTCCTCCGCCAGCCGGAAGGCATCGTCGGCAGCGAGTTCACTCGAATCAACAAAGCCGCGCGCAAGGCTGGCATCCGTTTCGACTTGTGGCAGCAGGGCTTCTTGTGGCTTCTGTTCGCCAAGAACGCGGAAGGCAAGTATGCGTGTGGCGCGGACGGCGCCGTGCTGTCCAGCTGCAGGCAGATCGGCAAGACCTTTACCGTCGGCACCGCGTTGTTCCTCAAGGCGATACTCACGCCGAACCTGAAAGCCATCTGGACCGCTCACCATACTCGCACCAGCGACGAGACATTCGCGGACATGTGCGAGATGGAGCGCAATCCAGTGCTCGGCCGGTACGTGGAACGCATCCGCAGGGCGAACGGCCAACAGGAGATCACGTTCACGTCCGGCAGCCGCATCATGTTCGGCGCCCGCGAAAACGGCTTCGGCCGAGGATTGCACAGCGTGGACGTGGCCGTGTTCGACGAAGCGCAGATCCTCACAGTGCGCGCGATGGACAATATGATTCCGGTTTTGAACACGAGTCCTAATCCCCTGGTCGTGTATATGGGCAATCCACCCAAGCCGGGAGACCAGTGCGAGGCGTTCACGGAGAAGCGCATGCACGCGTTGAACCATGACGGGAACCTCCTCTACGTGGAGCTCGCCGCCGACAAGGATGCGGATCCGGACGACCGCGAACAGTGGGCTAAAGCGAATCCCAGCTATCCGAAACGTACAAGCGAACAGGCAATCATGCGCATGCGCAACAACCTGTCGGAAGATTCATTCCGTCGCGAGGCGCTTGGCATATGGGATGAGACCGCCACCGCGTACGCCATCAGCCCGGACCTGTGGCAGGCCGCGGCCATCGACGACGTGCCTGATGGGGGAACCGTGAGCTTCGGCATCGACATGCCTCCGGACAGGAGCGTGCTGACCATCGGAGCCGCGCTACGGTACGCGGACGGTTCGGCCGTCATCCAGATGGCGAACATCAAGGACGCACGGCAGGCGGGAACCATGTGGGCCGTGGACTGGCTCGCCGAACATTGGCCGAAGACCGCCAGCGTGGTCATCGACGCGCAGTCGCCCGCTATGAGCCTGCTGCCCGAACTGAAGAAGGCGCATGTGAGGGTCACGGTGACGAACATGCAGGAGATGGGCCGCGCGTGCGGACGCTTCCTCGACATGCTCAAGGCCGGAACGCTCAAGCATCCACGGGACGAATACCAGCCGCAGCTGGCCGCAGCCGTCAAGGGCGCCACCACGCGGCCTCTTGGACAGTCCGGCGCGATCGCCTGGAACAAACTCGGCAGCGATGTCGACATCACGCCGCTCGTGTCCACCACTCTCGCCCTGTATGGGGCGTTCACGACGAAACGACATCCGGGAAGACGACAGGAGGTGATGTTCTGATGGTGTTCTACATGGCCGACGGCACAACGGTAAGTGTCGCTCCGAAATTCACCGGCAGCAGCTACCTCGACACCGCAAGCGGAAACGTCGGCACCATCCTCGGCGTCGACGACGAGGACATGCCCATCATCCACGAACTGTTGCGCGTGTGGCGTGAGAAATACCCACGCAACCTGATCCGCGGAGCCTACTACGACTGCAAGGAACGATTCAAAGACTTCGGAATCTCCATCCCCGACCAGATCAAAAACAAGGTCGAGGCGATGATCGGATGGCCCGAACTGGCCGTCCGATCATTGAGCGACCTGAGCGACCTGGAAGGGTTCAGCGTATCCGGCGACGACACGATGGGCGTCAACGACCTGTTCGAGGACAACCAATTGGACGTGGCCACGTCAGAACTGATCGTATCCGCTTACAAGCACTCATGCAGCTTCCTGACCATCGCCGCAGACCCGGAGAATCCGGACCGGATCAGCATGATCCCACGCTCCGCCGACTGGTCCGCTGGAATCTGGGACCGACGCAACCACCGTCTGGCCGCGGCATTGACCATCACCGAGGACGACAAGGACGGACGAATCTGCGCGTTCAACGTGTGGCTCCCCGGCAAGGTCTACGAATGCTCCGGCCACCTGACCCCATGGCGGGCGGAGAAAATCGAAACGAACTTCGACCAGCCGACTGCCGTCGCGCTCGCCTACGACAGGCAGATGGACCGGCCATTCGGCCACAGCCGCATCAGCCGTTCGCTCATGAGCCTCGTCGACGCCGGATTCCGCACCGTGGTCCGCATGGAGGCGTCGGCCGAATTCTATTCCGTTCCGAAACTCTGGTTCATCGGAGCGAACAGGGACGCGTTCAGCAGCAACACATGGACGAGTCTCATCCAGGCGATCAACGCGATCACCGCGGACGAGAACGGAGAGCTTCCCCAACTGCATCAGGTGCAGCAGGCGTCCATGACGCCCCATTCGGACATGCTCAAGACCTTGGCCATGCTCGTCGCCTCGCAGACCCGAGTGCCGGTCGACTATCTGGGCATCACGTTGGACAATCCGACCAGCGCCGAGGCCATGGCATCCGCCGAACGACGGTTGACGCGCATCGCCGACAAGCAGAACGTGGCCTTCGGACGGGAACTCAAACGGGCCATGGGCATCGCCGTGGCATTGCGCGAAGGCGCGAACACGATACCCGACTCCATGCGCGACGTGCATCCGGTATGGGCGCCCACAAGGGAAATCTCCGACGCGGCGCGCGCCGACGCGTTCACGAAGATCGCCGACAAGATCACCGGCTACGCCGACTCCGATGTCGGACTCGAACGTCTCGGCCTGACCCGCGAGGAAATCACCCGCCTACGCGCCGACCAGCAACGGCAGAAATCGGAACAACGCATCGACCAGCTCATGGACAGAAGCGCGGCGTCCTCGGAGGTGACGGATGGATCTGAACAATCTGGATCTGCCGGAACCGGCGAAAGCGCAGCTTCGTCAGAAACTGGAGAAACTGCATAGGGATTACGAGACTGATCTTGAGAATCTGACAGACGACGCCACCGACGCGATGGAATCCGCGAAACCGTTGGAACGACAAGACATAGTGCTCAGGTACACCCGCGATGCGTCCGAACGATCACGCAGGTACTACACTGACACCAGGAACCTGTGGCAGAAATACGCCGGCATCAAAATGCCGCCCTACGTCTCATCTACTTGCGACGAATATGAAGTGCTATACCGTCAGGTAGGCGGTTTCACTGGAACCGATTGGAATGGGCATAACTACACTAATTTGAAGCATGGCAACGCCAACGGGCTGACTGTTGAAGACCTTTGGCCCGACCTGAAGACGGTGGACGACTGGCAGCAGTTCATTGCCGACATGATGAGCAGGTCTGTACGATTGACCACGCAGAACAACCGCGACGCCGACGAGACGCATCCTGGATGGGCACGCGTCCCACGAGGCTCCAATCCTTGTGCATTTTGCGTGATGCTCGCCAGCCGAGGATTCGCATACACCAGTGAGGAAAGCGCGGACTTCGGCGGCTCTTTCCATAACGGCAAATGCCGTTGCATTCCCGTGTGCAGCTGGGGCAAGGACAAGATCTTCGGCTATGACCAAGCGAAGTATAAAGCCATGTACGATCAGGCCGTGCAAGCCATCAACGGCAACGCATTGGGAAAGAATTGGAAGTCCTCCGCCGAGGAAGCCGGAATCAAGTTGGATTCGGCCGACGCGAATGCCGTCACATTCGTTATGCGTCATAAGTTCCCTAAGCAATTGAGCGACGGGATCATGCCGAAGAAACGTGCGTCTTTCAAAGTCGAACATGATTTCACCGGCATGCGCGACGAGAAATCATTAAGCAAGAAAGGATGGGATGGAAGGCAGAAGGCGCTTGGCGTCCCAGTAGACGCAGACGTCCTTGAGATGCATGAAATCGTGTTCCTGGAACATTTCAAGTCACTCGGACAGCATTACGAATGGATTCCACGCGATACTTTGGGGCACAAATCGACGAATGACTTGAAATGGATTGAGCAAGACCTTGAGTGCGAGGTTAAGTCATCTCGGCAAAAACGCCCAGACTACGGATCCATTTCGAAGAACATCTCAAAAGCGGTATCCAAAGCCGAGCAGCATGGTGTCGTGAAGGATGCATTCATTGTGGATCTCACTGGATACTCGGCTCCGGAGAAACTGGTGACGCAACTTTCCCGCTATAACGCGCTGCATAAGAAAAACAAGATCAGACGTTTGTTCCTATTGGACAACAACGGGATGAGAGAAATCGAGCTGCAATAAAAACCCGGAGGCACTCCCGCACGAATAGGCTATTATTTCAAGTCTGCACGGGACCTCCGGTACTTCTATTTTACCAAAAACCATTGATTTCGGTGGATTGCCAGAGCAGACGAATGGACCCGACTGTAACTCGGGCGCTTCACAGCCGCGCAGGTGCGAATCCTGCATCCACCACTCGGCCAGCCATTCAGGTTGGCGGCGACCATGCGCCGTATCGCGTGGGAGGACCATACAGCGCACCGTGGCGCGGTCGAACTCGAATCCACGGGAAACAGCAAAGGAGAGCAGCATGTCCATCAGATTCCGATTCCCGGCACACATCCGTCTCATCGACGGCGGTGGCGACGAGGGCGGTTCCAATGACGGTGGCGACGGCGGTGAGCCGAGGTCGTTCACCCAGGAACAGGTCGACCAGATCGTCGAGAAGCGACTGGCCAAGGAGCGCGGCAAGTACAAGGACTACGACGAGCTCAAGTCCAAGGCCATGAAACTCGACGAGATGGAGAACGCCGGAAAGAGCGAAATCGACAAACTCAAGGAATCGAACGCGGCGCTGCGCAAGCAGATCGACGACGCCGCGGCCGAGAAGCAGCACGCGGAATGGGTGTCCGAAGTCGCCAAAGACAAGGACGTTCCGGCCGAACTGCTGCGCGGCGGAACCAAGGAGGAACTCGAGGCGCATGCGGACCTCCTGCACGCGGCGCTGCATCCGGCATCCAAGCCGCCTCAGGTGAGGAACCAGACGGGCTCTCCATCGCACCAGAACAACAACAAGGACGCCGAAGAGCTCTCGTACATCCACCAGCTCCTAGGCGAATAACCCAACCATCCGAAAGGACAAGTCATCATGGCGATGAAAACAGACCAGATCAAGCTCCCCGTGAGCGTGGCCACCGAAATCGTGAACAAGGCCAAGGACACCAGCACCATCGCGTCCCTGAGCCCCAGCACGCCACAGATCTTCTCCGACGCCGACTACCTCGTGTTCAACGGCAAGAGCGAAGCCGAGGTAGTGGCCGAAGGCGCGGTCAAGAGCAGCTACGAGCAGACCGTGGACTCCGTCGTGGCGAAGCGCTTCAAGGTGCAGGCCACCACCCGCGTCACCAGCGAACTCCAGTGGGCCGACGAGGACAACCAGCTGCAGATCATCCGCAGCATCCAGGCCGATCAGGCAGCCGCACTGGGCCGCGCCCTCGACTACGTGATCTACCATGCGATCAACCCCAAGACCGGTGAGGCGCTCTCCGGATTCGACCCATTGAGCACGTCCGCCGTGCAGGTGATCGCCACCGAGGATGAGATCGGCAACGTGGACGCTTTGGCCGACGCGCTGAACGACTCCTACGACATCAACGGTGTCGCCCTGTCCAAGACCTGGGCGTCCCGCCTGCGCAAGCTGCGCGTCCCCTCCACCGGCATGCGCTTCTACCCGGAGATCCCGCTGAACCTGCAGGCCGGCAGCCTGGACGGCATCACCGCCGCGACCTCCGGAACCGTCAACGGCCGACTGGCCAAGACCCCGACGAAGGTGCTCGCGTTCATGGGAGATTTCAGCCTCATCAAATGGGGCATGGTCCGCGATCTGACCAGCGAGATCATCGCCTACGGCGATCCGGACCAGACCGGCGTGGACCTGAAGGCCCATAACCAGATCGCATACCGCACCGAGGCGATGTACGCGTTCGCGATCATCGATCCGAAGGCGTTCGCCGTACTCAAGGCCACGGAATGAGGTGAACGATGAGTTTCCCCATCCAGACCCTTGTGGTCAATCCGTCAGGTAAGAAGAAGCATACGATCGGACCGTTGGACGCGCAGGTGAGCCTTGTCAACAAGGATGGCACGGACTTCTCCGCCGGATCCAGCGCCTACGAGCTGCCGGCGGCCGGCGAGGACACCCTCGGCGGCATTAAGCAGTACGCGCCCGAACAAGCGATCGGCAACGTCGACAGCAACATCGCCGAGGCCGCGGCGGACACTCCGACCAAGGACGAATTCGACAAACTCGTCACCGCGTTCAACACGTTGGCGAAACAGTTCGACGACATCATCGCCGGCCTCGTATCCGCCGGGGCGGTCAAACTGCCGGACAAGAAGTGACCATGACGGACGAACCCGACATGTTCGCCACCTCCGACGATCTCGAACGGAGATGGCACAAGCTCACCGACGAGGAACGCGAGAAAGCCGACACGCATCTCGCGGACGTGACCGACTACATCAAGGAACGCTCCCCGAACTGGCGGCGGCTCCTCGACGAACGGCCACGACTGTTGACGAAGATCACCTGCGACATCGTCCGCAGGATCATGCAGGCCGACCCGTACGACATTCCCGGCGGCATCACGCAGATGAACCAGACCACCGGCAGCTTCAGCGAACAATACAGTTTCGGAGCGCCCACCGGCGACCTCTGGCTGCGCGACGACGAGAAACGCATCCTCGGCATCAACGCGCAACGCGCGTTCAGCGTCGACATGGCAACGGGGGAGACGTCCTAGTGGAAACCATCGAAATCTGGCGCGGCCAGCCCACCACCGACACGGACGGCAACCCCATCCAAGGCAAGCCAGCCCGCGTCGGCGCATTCCAGGCCTTGGTCGCCCCGACCTCCACCATCGACCAGGTTGAGGAGAACGCCAGTCCACGGACCATCGAATACACGATCCACATCCGCGGTAGCCAACCATCCGGCATCCAAGCCACCGACCTGATCAAAGTCAGAGGCATCCTCCTGCCCGTCAAAGGAAAGCCGCAAGTGTGGAACAACCTCCACGGACGCCACATCGGCGACGTCATCACCGTGGGCGAACGGGAAGGATAAGCATGGCCAAACGATGCAGATTCGTATTCAACCGCAAGGCGTTCAGCCAACAGGTCCTCAAAAACGAGACATTGCGCTCGCGCATGAGGGACGCGGCCGAGGCCGCCGTAGAGGATGACCGTTGCATGGTCCGCGACCATGACGGCAAGAACCGCAGCGGCGTGGCGATCATCTGCCCGGCACCGGTGGAGAAGGCGCACGGCACGCTAGAGGACACGCTCGGAAGGATGCGCGTATGAGCATCCCGGTCACTCCCCGGCGCACGGAGCCGCTGCTCCTGCCCAAACTGAGGATACTGTTCCCGGACGTGACGTTCGACACCATCGAACGAAGCGACCTCGAACCTCCCTTCACCGAAGCCACGCTGGCCGACTCCATGCAGGGCATGAGCACTCCAATCTCGCAGTACGTGCGGCTGCGGTTGAGCGTGCGCTGCATGAGAGAGGACCATACGGGCGACTGGGACAAGGCCGCACGCCTGTGGGCCGACATCGCGAGGGAGATCATCGGGCTTGGAACCGTCGCGCCGCTCATCGACGCGTCACTCGAATCCGGGCCGGTACGCATGACTGACGAGGACAAGAGGCTGGTGTGCGCGTACGGAGTGCTCCTGCTCGAGGTCACCGTCAACTGAAACACAACCAAAGACAACGTGCCGCCACACGCGAAGAACGGAAAGGTGCAGACGAATGTCTGACAACAACGAAAAAACCACCGTCGCCGCGCAGGGCGCGACCGACTACGGGTACGTGTCCAGCGGCAACACCGCAGGCAACGTGCGCCTGATCAAGAACTACGCGCTGTTCCTGTTCCCCAAGGGCGACAGCACGTTCGTGGCTCCGACCGGAGTGGCCTGGACCCCGCCGGCAAGCAAGAAGCCGATCGGCTACTCCACGGAGGACGGCGCCGTACTGCATCCGGAACCGGGCGACAGCACCGACTACAAGGCCCACAACGGCGACATCGTGCTGTCCGACACGGATCCGGGCTACTGGACCCTGCAGCTCGCCGCCATGGAGGGCCGCAAGGATGTGGTGTCGGCCTACTTCGACGTGGACGTCGATTCGGACGGCGGCATCAGCATCAAGGGCGCCGGATTGAAGAAGGAGTGGATCCTCGTGCTGGTCGCGCTCGACCAGCAGGACCGTCCGTTCCTCCTGTACGGCACCAACGCGAAGGTGAGCGACCGTGACGACGTGAGCCTGAAATCCAGCGAGATCATGAACTTCAGCATGACGTTCAAGATGCTCAAGGGCACCAACGGCGAACAGTTCCACGCATGGGGCCTCGTCACTGAAGACGCCAAGTGACCCATTGATTCTTCCCGTGCGGCCGATGGCGGTCGGCCGCACGGGACACCCATTCAACCGCCAACCATTAGAACGGAGCCAACATGAGCGACAAAGAATACCATGTCGTGGACGTAGACCTGACCGAAGCGGAAGAGCTCAAACCCGACGTGCACCTCGAGGTCGCCGGCGTCAAACTCGACCTGCCGAACCTCAACAACGCGGAACTGCCCATCGAACTCGTCCAGGCCATCCTCCTGGTCAAAAGCAAGCCAATGCTCTCCGACGAGGAAACCACGGCCTGCGTGAGCACGTTCCTCGCCTACTTCCAGACGATGCAGCCGAACTTCTGGAACGTGCTGCGCAAGACCAAACGTCCGATGGCCTACCTCACCGCGACCATCAAGGCGTGGGCCGAGGAATCCGGACTGGACCCAAAAGCGTTTACCTCGCCCACCTCTGGAACAACAATCGCGCGGCACTAGCCTACGACTGGATCCGAGCGTACGGGCAGATCTACAGGCCCGTACGCTTCCGGGAATGGGTTGAAGGCCAACGTCCACGAGTCGATTGGGGACTCGCCTGGGCGTTGACCCGCGAAATCCTCAAAGACCATACGAGCCACTCGTGGATGGCGTTGCAGAACGCCGTCTACGCGCCCGACGGAGCCGAACAGGCGGTCTGGACGCTGTCCGGACAACGCAAACGCCCATGGTTCGACCACGAGCACGACCCGCTCCGCCCGCCAACCCCGACGCACAACCTCACCCGCCGTCAACGCGAGGACAGGGAACGGCTCAAAGCCTACTTCCACATCAACGACGACCTCTGACTCCGACCGCCATCGGAATCCCAACCTACGAATAAGGAAACACGATGGCAGCACAGGACATAGGCGTCGCATACGTCCACGTCGAACCATCCGGCAAAGGATTCGGCAAAAGCATCGAAGGCGACATCGGCGACGCCGTCAACAAAGCCTCCAAGAAAAGCTCCAGCACCCTCATCTCGAAGATCGGCGGAGCATTCGGCAAAATCGGCAAGGTCGGCACCGGCGCGATCGCCACCATCGCAGGCGGCATCACCGCATTGGCCGCCAAAGGCGGCTTCACCCGCGCCCTCAACATCGAGAACGCGCAAGCCAAACTCAAAGGCCTCGGCCACGACAGCGCGAGCGTCACCGAAATCATGAACGACGCGCTCGCCTCCGTCAAAGGCACCGCGTTCGGATTGGGCGACGCCGCGACCGTCGCGGCCAGCCTGTCAGCCTCCGGCATCAAGGAAGGCGACCAGCTCACCAAGATCCTCAAGACCGTGGCCGACACCGCGCAGATCAGCGGCAGAAGCCTCACTGACATCGGCATGATCTTCGGTTCCGTCGCCGCCCGAGGCAAACTCCAGGGCGACGACATGCTCCAGCTCATGTCGAGCGGCATCCCAGTCCTCCAAATGCTCGGCAAGCATCTGAACAAGACCAGCGCCGAAGTGTCCGACATGGTCTCGGACGGCAAAATCGACTTCCAAACCTTCGCCGACGCCATGCAGGAAGGCCTAGGCGGCGCCGCACTATCCGCAGGCACCACATTCACCGGCGCCCTGGCCAACGTGAAAGCCGCGTTGAGCCGACTCGGAGAAACAGCCGCCACACCAGTCCTCGACGGCTTACGCGGCCTGTTCAACCAAGCCATCCCACTCATCGATACATTCACCGCAGCCGTCACACCAACCCTGCAAAAAGTCGGAGCGGCACTCCAACAAGGTCTCGAGAACGCGATACCCGCCACACAGGCGAAACTCAAAAACCTTGGCGACACGATCTCCAACATCCCCGGCTTCCAGATGCTCGCCTCGGCGACGGCCAGCCTCAAAAGCCAACTCACTGGCCTCTGGAACGCAATCACATCACTCATAGGCGGACTCAACAATGGCGGCGAAGCCGCCACAATGTTCTCCACAACCGCCGGCGCGCTCGCGGGAGTGGTCGCTTCGGTCGCGCAGGCGTTGTCGAACGCGGCGGGATGGGCGAAGACGTTCGTCAACACGTTCATCGAGACGGGCGCGTTGCAGCCGTTCCTTGAAAGCCTGACCGGCGTCATCTCCGGATTGGGCTCGCTGGTTTCCGTATTGGCGGCCGCGGTCTCGCAGGCCTTCGGCTTCAACGACAGCGCGCGCACCGCCAGTTCCGCGGCGCAGAGCTTCGCCGGACTGTTGAACACTTTGACCGGCGTGCTCATGACGGTGGGAGGCTGGCTGCAGTCGGTCGGACAGTGGGCGCAGCAGAACGGCGCACTGGTATCCGGCGCGTTGAAAGCCATCACCATTGCATTGCTCGCGGTCAAAGGCTGGGATATCGTCTCGGCCGGGCTGAAGACAGTTTCCGGTGGACTGAAGGCCATTTCCGCGACTGCCTCCGGTGTGGAGAAGACCGCTACGGCCACGTTCGATTTGATTGGCAAGATCTCCGACGCGGGAAGCGCGGCTGGAGCACTGAAGCAACTCGCCGGCTCGTTCAATATTGTCAAGGCAGCTCAATCGGCGTGGAGCGCGGTGACCAAGGCTGCTACCGCCGTGCAGCTGGCATTCAGCGCTGCCTTGGATGCGAATCCGATCGGCATGCTTGTCGTGGCCATCGGCGCGGTCGTGGCCGCGCTGACATGGTTCTTCACCCAAACCGAAACGGGCAAACGACTCTGGAACAGCTTCGCCACATGGTTCATGGGAATCTGGAACCAGATCAGCACCGCATGCCAGCCAATCCTGCAAGCCATCGCCATATTCATCACCCAGACCATGAGCCAAATCCAACAAATCTGGCAAACCGGATGGACACTCATCACCACCGTCCTCCAAAACGTCTGGAACACGATCGGCCCCATCATCATGACCGCGCTCACCGCGATCATCACCGGCATCCAAACATTCATCACCACCATCACACCACTCCTGCAAGCAGGAATACAGAACATCCAAACCATCTTCCAAACCGCCGTCACAATCATCAGCACGGTCTGGAACGGACTCTGGAACACCATATCCACCGTCGTACAAGGCGCATGGACCATCATCACCACAATCATCAGCACCGCACTCACCGTCATCCAAGGCATCATCCAACTGGCGCTCGCGGTCGTCAACGGGAACTGGAGCGCCGCATGGTCGGCCATCCAGGGCATCGCGTCGGCAGTGTGGGGCGGCATTCAAGGCGTCGTTTCCGCGGGAGTCGGCATGGTCAGCGGAGTGGTATCCGCCGCATGCTCGACAATCCGGAGCGTGTGGACCGCGTTGTGGAATGGCGTCGGAAGCATCGTGTCGAGCGTCTGGGGCGGCATCGTCGGCACCGTAAGCAATATGGTTGGCCGTGTCGGGAGCGTCGTGAGCGGGATCGGCGGAACCGTCCGGAGCGCGGTGTCCGGCGCGGGAAGCTGGCTGGTGGATGCTGGCCGCAACATCATCCAGGGATTGATCAACGGCATCACAGGAATGGTCGGCTCGTTGTATTCCAGCATCACCAACGCGTTGTCGGGCTTGGTGGACAAGGCCAAGAACGCTTTGGGCATCCATTCCCCGTCGCGTGTGTTCCGCGACGAGGTCGGCGTGATGGTCGGACGTGGCATGGCATTGGGCATCGACGATTCCGCGCATGTGGTCAGCCGTTCCATGGATTCGCTCGTCTCCACGATGAGCCTCTCCGACGCGGACTGGTCGAAGACCGGCAGGCTGAACGTCACGGCCGGCACCGGCGCCAATGCCGGCGACGGCGATCTGCGGGAACTCATCACGGCCGTCGAATCGCTGCACGACGACCTCGGATCGATCATCGCCAGGTACACGCCGACGATAGGGGACCGCGACTTCGCAAGGAAGGTGAGAAGTGCAATCGCTTGAATACGTGTGCGCGGCCACAGGTGAGCGCATCGGCTTCGAGGGGCCGCTGTACGGCGAGACGCTCACGGGACTGCGAGCCCGCGTCTGGGACTACAGCCTCGCCTCACGTGGCATGACGGGCATCACCCGCAAGGCACGCGAGGCGACAGTCACCGTGAAGATCCACGATTCTCCAGCCACGCTCGACCTACTGCGCCGCCTCGCGGACGCCGACATGGCATCCGGGAACCCGGGCACGCTCGTGGCCGACGGCGAATGGGAAGCCAAAGCGTGGATCACGAAAAGCGAACCGCAATCCATCACGCCCACGATGGTCGAGACGCAGTTGACCATCGTGCTGGCCGATGGCGTGTGGCGCCGTCCGACCATGACGCATTTCACGCCGCGATACGATTCCGGAACCGCCGACCTTGACTATCCATATGATTATCCGCATGATTTCGCCGGCATGGCATTGGGTGCCGAGATCGTCAACGACACATCCATCCCGCAGCCGGTCAAGCTCACGATATTCGGACCATGCGCGCAACCGTACGTCATCATCGGAAACAACCGGTACGAGGTCGACGTGACCGTGCCATCCGGCTCGCGTCTGGAAATCGACGGCACCGGCGATGTCAGGACCGTCACCATGGTCAGCGGCACAGGTCTCGTCACAAACTGCTTCGCGCAGGCCGTGCGAGGGTCGGGCAAGGATTCCGGCCGGTACGTGTTCCAACCGCTCGCGCCCGGAACACAGCCGATCAGCTGGCCGGGAGGATTCCAATTCGACTTGACGGTCTGCGAGGAAAGGAGCGAACCGCCATGGACCTGATCGTCACCGACGCCACAGGCAAACCCGTGGCGAGCCACGCCTCATACACGCTCGACCTCGCGTTCGGTAGCGGGGAGAACGACTTCGACCTGCAGGTCGAAGACGCCGCGCTCAAGGCGGGGAGCCGCATCATGATCGACGGCACCGAGTACGGCGGCATCATCGACGACACGGATGTCGACGTGGACGGAGGCCTGTCCACCGTCACATGGCATGGCCGCGACTGGCATGGAGTGCTCGCCTCGAAGATCATCGAACCGGACGGGAACAACGATTACCTCACTCTGTCCGGCACGATTCCCGTCATCATGCGCACGCTCGTCAGCCGTGCGGGATTGCAAGGCCTGTTCACCGTCACCGACGAAAGCGCCGACCACAAGACCACCTGCCAGTTCGACCGGTACGTGGACCTGTACAGCGGTCTGGTCAAGATGCTCAGGGCAAGCGGACTCAAACTCCGGTTGCGTAATGACGGCGACAAGGTGGCCATGAGCGCCATGCCCGTCCGCACGATCGGCGACAGCATCGACTCGGACCTCATCGACTTCACCGCCAAACAGGCGGCGCACCCGATCAACCATCTCATCTGCCTGGGCAAGGGCGAACTCAAGGACCGTACCGTCATCCACTGGTACGCCGACGCGAACGGCACGTTCAGCCACACGCAGACCCTCAAAGGCCTTGACGAACGCACCGCCACATACGAGTTGTCCAACGCCGAAGCCGACGAGCTCGAGGACAAGGGCAGGCAGAAATTCCAGGAACTTCGGAACACCAGCACCATCGACGTGGACATTCCCGACGGCATCGACGCGGACGTCGGCGACCTGGTCACGGGCCGTGACAACAACACGGGCCTCGTCGTCACTGCCGAGATCTCCAAGAAGATCGTCAAGGTTTCGGGAGGCGTGCTCACCGTCACCTACGAATCCGGAGGTGCCAGCGCCGGCGGCAACAGCGGAGAATCCTCCATCGGGGATGGTGGCCACGCCTACTACGCTGGAGCCGGCCTCAAACTCGACGCCTGGACGTTCAGCGCCGACGTGACCAGAAACGACATCGACTCGCTCAACAACGCATTGTCGGGTAAACAGCCGAAAGGCGACTACATCACCGGCCTGAAAATCGGTTCGGTGGACACGCTCGCCCCCGGTGCACAGGCAAGCGCGTCGCTCACGGGCGCCGGCAGCGACAAAACCTTGAATTTGGGGCTTCCGAAAGGCGACCAGGGTCCGCAAGGGGAGAAGGGCGACAAGGGCGACGCAGGACCACAGGGGGCCGCCGGAGCGACCGGACCCACCGGTCCTCGGGGAGAGAAAGGAGCGACCGGGGAGCGAGGGCCGCAAGGCGTCGCCGGTCCCGAAGGCCCGCAGGGACTGCAGGGCCCACAGGGACCGACAGGACCGCAGGGTGCCAGCGGCGTGACGGCGCCAACTTCCGGATTCTTCACACTGCAGGTCGACCCGAACGGAGACCTGTACGCCGTGTACGCGGATACGACCACCGCGTCGGCGGCTCCCGTCTCCTACGATCCGGCGACGGGCGACCTGTACTACATGATCAATGACGGAAAGTAAGGAGCGCATATGACGAAGATTCTGCTCGGCAACGTCAAAGGCCCCAAAGGCGACACCGGACCGCAAGGCAAGCAGGGAGTGCAAGGACCGCAGGGCCCTGCCGGCGCCACTGGCGCGACCGGGGCCACCGGAGCGAAAGGAGAGGCCGGCCAACGCGGCGAGACCGGGTTGCCTGCCTTGATCATCACACGCATACTATCCGGATACTGGACGTCCGCATGCTCGGATTTTGACTGGCGGGTACTCAGTTTCAACCGTGCCCCGGTCGTAGGCGAATACTTCTTCGCCATGACCAATGGCGGCAAGAACCTGATGTACGCGCAGATCACAGCCACCGGGAAAAACGTGACGTTCAAACCGGTTTCCAACACAAGCCTCGTCGGACCGAAGGGCGACAAGGGCGAGACGGGCATGAGCGCAAGCCAGGCGTTCATCGCCGCCCACCCGGTCGGCTCCCTCTACTGGACCACCGCCACAACAAATCCGGGAACCACCTACGGCGGCACTTGGAAGGAATGCAACACCATCCTTCCAGGACACATCTACCAGCGCACAGCCTGAAAGAGAAAGGAACATCAATGGCACGAACCACGAACATCACCAGATACACCTGCGACCGATGCCACGCCTCCGCATACCTCGCCGACGGTGACCCACGCACCTCCAGCGACTGGCACGACATCACACACACCACCGTCGACGGAGTCGCACAGGGCGCGCTCGTCTGTACCGCATGCTGGCAGACGTTCAAAGCGCTGGCAGCCACGCAGGACGCCGCCTACGCCGCATACCTCAACAACACAACAGATAGGAAGGAATGACCATGACCATGAATCTCATCACCGGCAAGGCCGGCGCTCCGCACATCACATCCAGCGACCAAGGAGCCATGCAGGCCGGACTGGTCGGAAACGGCAACTACCTGCTGCAAGGCAGCGACGGCAAATTCCCCGCCGTGACCATGCAGTCAGCAAACAAAGCGCTCATCCCGGTCCTCAACCTTGTGATCGAAGGACGATACGCACGCGTCACCGCGGCGGAGACCGTCACGATCGAAAGCGGAGTCGCGGGACGGAACCGCAGCGACCTGATCTGCGTGAAATACACGCGAGGTTCGAACAACATCGAAACGATCGCGCTCGCTGTGTTGAAGGGCACCGCCACCAGTGGCACGGCGGCTGATCCCACGGTTCCGTCGGGTAGTATCCTGAACAATTCCGGTACCGTGTGGATTCCGATCGCCCGCATTCCGATCAGTGGCATCACCGCCGGAACTCCTGTCATGCTTGTCAAGCAGTTGCCTCCGATGAGCCAGCTGTGGGATTCCGTAACCCTGTACCAGGATTCCAATTGGATCATCATGCGTAACGGCAGGATG